ATATCTAGTGACGCTAGATTTGGTATACTATCTAAATCTGGTCCCGATGCTAAAAAGATGTTTACAGACAAGGTAGTACCAATATCAGTTAACTATCCTTTCTTTTTTAAACCGATTCAAGATGGTATGGATCGACCTAAAACTGAGCTAGCGTATAGAGTACCAGCTAGTAAGTTAACAAGAAGAAACATTACATCTACTGAAAACAGGCCTGAGGAATTAACAGGATTAGACACAACTATTGACTGGAAAAATACAGGTGATAATAGTTATGATGGTGAAAAATTAAAACTGTTAGTACATGATGAAAGTGGTAAGTGGGAGAGACCAAACAATATATTAAACAACTGGCGTGTAACAAAAACTACATTAAGATTAGGTAGTAGAATTATTGGTAAGTGTATGATGGGGTCAACATCAAATGCTTTAGATAAAGGAGGTGATAACTTTAAAAAACTGTATTATGATTCAGATGTTACCAAAAGAAACCGCAATGGACAGACTAGCTCGGGATTATATAGTTTGTTCATACCTATGGAATGGAACTACGAAGGATTCATTGATTCTAATGGAATACCTGTATTCGAAACGCCAACAGAAGAGGTTAAGGGACCATTTGGAGACTATATAGATATAGGTGTTATTGATCATTGGCAAAACGAAGCCGATGGATTAAAGAATGATCAAGACGCATTAAATGAATTTTATAGACAATTTCCAAGAACTGAAGAACATGCTTTCAGAGATGAAACTAAAAACAGTATATTTAATTTAGTAAAAATATACGAGCAAATAGATATAAATGAAGAGGTTGCTAATTATAGTAGAGGTAATTTCCAATGGGCAGGTGGTATAAAAGATACTACTGTTAGGTTTTTACCAAATCAACAAGGTAGATTTAATATATCTTGGACCCCACCACTTCATCTACAAAATAAACAAGTAGTTAAAAACGGTTTAAAATATCCTGGTAATGAACACATGGGTGCTTTTGGTTGTGATAGCTACGATATATCAGGTACAGTTGATGGTAAAGGTTCTAAAGGAGCTTTACACGGATTAACAAAGTTTAGCATGGAAGATGCCCCTGCTAATTCTTTTTTCTTAGAGTACTTAGCTAGACCTCAGACATCCGAGATGTTCTTTGAGGACGTTCTAATGGCTTTAGTATTTTATGGGATGCCAATACTCGCTGAGAACAATAAACCTCGTCTATTGTATTATTTAAAAAGACGTGGTTATAGAGGTTATTCAATGAATAGACCTGATAAAGTTTGGAATAAATTATCTGTAGCAGAAAAAGAAGTTGGTGGAATGCCTAATTCAAGTGAAGATATTAAACAAGCTCACGCTGCTGCGATTGAAATGTATATAAATGATCATGTAGGTTTAAAAGCTGATGGTGAATATGGAGACATGGTATTTAACAACACATTAAATGATTGGGCTGGTTTTGATATAACAAGAAGAACTAAGTATGATGCAACAATTAGTAGTGGTTTAGCTATTATGGCTTGTAATAGACATTTATACAACCCAAGATCAAATGTACAAAGAGATAAAATAAACTTAAAAATAGCTAAATATAAAAATAAAGGCTATAATTCAAAATTAATAAAACAATAATATGGCTGAGTCTTACATGAGCAATTATTTTCCTAGTCAAGTTGTAAGCGACAAAGAGAAGATGTCTTTAAAATATGGTTTAAAGATAGGTAAAGCTATTGAAAGCGAGTGGTTTAAAAGAGACTCTGGCACAAATAGATTTGCTAGCAACCAAAACAACTTCCACAAACTTAGACTTTACGCTAGGGGAGAACAAGCTATTCAAAAATATAAAGATGAATTATCAATTAACGGTGATTTATCATATCTTAATTTAGATTGGAAACCAGTACCTATTATACCTAAATTTGTAGATATAGTAGTAAATGGCATATCAGAAAGAACTTTTGATATAAAAGCATATACACAGGATCCATATGGTGTTGATAAGAGAACTAAATATATGGAAGGTATATTAGCTGATATGAGATCTCAAGAGTTAAATGAATTTGCAGCAGAGGCTTTTGGTGTAAATTTACAATCAAGTAACGCTAACCCTTTACCTGATAACGAGGAAGAGCTACAGTTACACATGCAGTTAAATTATAAACAAGCTGTTGAAATAGCAGAAGAGCAAGCTATAAATGTTTTATTAGATGGTAATAGATATGAGTTAGTCCGTAAAAAGGTTAACTATGATTTATGCGTTTTAGGTATAGGTTGTGTTAAAAATACTTTTAACAAAGCTGAGGGTGTTAAAGTAGAATATGTTGATCCTGCTAACGTAGTATATTCATATACTGAAGACCCGTATTTTGAGGATATATACTACTTTGGTGAGATTAAAACTCTACCTATAAACGAATTAATTAAAGAGTTTCCTCATTTAACAGAACAAGAATTAAAAAGTTTACATAACCAAGGTCATCAAACTACAGGTTTTTATAATAGAAGTTTAGCTGAATCAGTTAATCAAGATAAAAATCAAATACAAGTTTTATATTTTAATTATAAAACTTATATGAATCAGGTTTATAAAACTAAAGAAACTTCTACAGGTGCTCACAAGGTTATAGTTAAAGATGACGAGTTTAATCCACCTACAGAATTATTAGAGGAAAGATTTGGTAAATTATCTAAACAAATAGAAGTTTTATTTGAAGGTGCCATGGTTCTAGGTACTAAACAAATGTTAAGATGGAATTTAGCTAGCAACATGATGAGACCTAAGAGTGATTATACTAAAGTTAAAATGAATTATAGTATTGTTGCTCCTAGAATGTATAAAGGCAAAATAGAATCTTTAGTTAGTAGAATTACTACATTTGCTGATATGATTCAAATAACACACCTTAAAATTCAACAGGTGATGTCTAGAATGGTTCCAGATGGTATATATTTAGACGCTGATGGATTAGCTGAAATAGATTTAGGTAATGGAACTAATTATAATCCACAAGAAGCATTAAACATGTTTTTCCAAACTGGTAGTATAATTGGTAGATCATTTACATCTGATGGTGATATGAACCCAGGTAAAGTACCTATTCAAGAAATACAGAGTGGTGCTGGTGGTGCTAAATTACAGTCTCTAATACAAACGTATAACTATTATCTACAAATGATAAGAGACGTGACCGGATTAAATGAAGCAAGAGATGGTAGTATGCCAGATGCTAAAACATTAGTTGGTGTACAGAAATTAGCCGCAGCTAATAGTAACACAGCAACAAGACATATATTACAAGCTGGTTTGTTTTTAACAACTGAATTAGCAGAATGTTTATCATTAAGAATATCTGATATACTAGAATACTCACCTACAAAAGACGCTTTTGTTCAAAAGTTAGGTAGACATAATGTTGCTACTTTAAAAGAAATGGCTGATTTACATTTATATGATTTTGGAATTTTTATAGAATTATCACCAGATGAAGAAGAAAAAGCAATGCTTGAAAATAATATTCAACAAGCACTACAACAACAAGGTATAAACCTAGAAGATGCTATTGATATTAGAGAAATAAAAAATGTTAAACTTGCAAACCAGTTATTAAAACTAAAACGTAAGAGAAAAGCTGAAGAAGATGCAGCGGCTCAGCAAGCTAATATACAACAGCAAGCACAAGCCAATGCTCAAGCTCAGCAAGTTGCAGCTCAAGCAGAAGCACAAAAAAATCAAGTTGTAACGCAGAATCAAATGCAGTTAGAACAAACAAAGTCTCAACTTGAAACAGAAAAAATGATTAAAGAAGCTCAGTTAAAGAAAGAGTTAATGAATCATGAATTTCAACTTAACATGCAGATAGAGCAGATGAAGGCTCAAACAGCAAAAGCAAGTGAAGATAATAAAGAAAACCGTAAGGACGAAAGAACTAAAATCCAAGCGAGTCAACAATCTGAATTAATAGATCAAAGAAAAAGTAATAAACCACCTAAAAACTTTGAATCTTCAGGTAATGATATAATGGGTGGTGGGTTCGGCATGAATGCCTTTGAACCAAAATAATTTGTTTAATTTTATAATATTATATTATGGCTAAAAAAGAAAAAGCTAAGGCGGTCGAAGAGATCGTTGAAGAAACACAAGAACAGCCTGTTGCTGAAGAGCAAAAGGTTGAGGAACCATCTAATCCTAATGAGGTTAAAGAAGATGGTACTATAAAAGTAGATTTAGATAAATGGGCTAAGGTTAGTAAAAAAGAAGATACTGATGTAGCTAAAGTTGATTTATCTGAGAAGAAAGAAGAAGAACAACCAAAAGAAGAAGTAAAAGAAGAAGTAAAAGAAGAACCTGTTGAAGAGGTTAAGGAAGAAGAAAAAACAGAAGAAGTGGTTGAAGAAATACCAGCTGTTGAAGAAATTACTGAAATAGAGGTTGAAGAAAAAGTTGAAGAGGTTAAAGAAGCAGTTGAAGAAGCTGTTGCTGAAGCTAAAGAAACTGGTGAACCACTACCTGAAAATATACAAAAGGTAGTTGAATTCATTAATGAAACAGGAGGTACTCTTGATGATTATGTTAGATTAAATCAAGATTATGACAAGTTTGATGATAATGAACTCGTAAACGAGTACTTAAAACAAACTAAACCTCATTTAACAGATGAAGAAAGAGTTTTCGTTATGGAAGACTTGTATTCTTATAATGAAGATGAGGACGATCCTAAAGACATTAGAAGAAAAAAACTGGCATTAAAAGAGCAAGTTGCGAATGCCAAAAGCCACTTGGACGGGCAAAAGTCCAAATATTACGCTGAAGTCAAAGCTGGTTCAAGATTAAATCCTGAACAACAAAAAGCTGTTGACTTCTTTAATCGATATAATGAAGACGCTAAAGCTGTTGAAAAGAATAAGTCGATCTTTGAGAAAAAGTCAAATGAAGTTTTTAACAATGAATTCAAAGGTTTTGAATATAAAGTTGGTGAAAAACGTTTCAGACTTAATGTTAAAGAAGCTGATAAGGTTAAAGATAACCAAATGAACATTAACAACTTCGTGAGTAAATTTACTAATAAAGATACTCAAGTTGTTGAAGATGCCAAGGGTTATCATAAATCACTTTTTACAGCAATGAACCCTGATTTAGTTGCAAATCATTTTTATCAACAAGGTAAAGCTGATGCTATAAAAGAAAGTATGGCTAAAGCTAAAAATGTTGACATGTCTGCTAGACAAACTAACACTAACGTTATTCAGTCTGGTGGTATGAGTGTAAGAGCTATATCTGGTGATTCATCTAGTGACTTTAAAGTAAAGATTGGGAGAAATCCAAATAAAATAAGTTAAACATTAAAAATTAAAAGTTATGCCTTTTATTAATCCTGCTCAAGGTGCTGAATTACAGCACTTGACACCTCGCCCAACTCAATCGTTGTGGGGAGATAATTATTTGAGCTTCGATTCTGCATCTGGCGGTGGAACATTCGCACAGCAGTTTTTACCAGAAATTTATGAAAAGGAAGTAGAAAGATACGGAAAAAGAACTGTATCTGGTTTCCTTAAAATGGTAGGAGCTGAAATGCCTCTTGCTTCTGATCAAGTTATTTGGTCTGAACAAGGAAGATTACACATCGCTTATGATTCATTAGAATCTGGAGCTAACTCTGTACAAGTTGCAGTAGCTGCTGATAATACAATTACATTACCTGCTGCTCACTTAGTACAACAATTTGATACAGTTATCATAGTAAACAATGAGTCTGCTAGATTAGGTAACACAATAAAATGTAGAGTATCTGCTATTACAAATACAGGAGCTACATGTCTACCTTACTCAACTAATGACTTAGCTGACGGAGCTTTGTTTGCTAATGGTGATGATATTAAAGTATTCGTTTATGGTAATGAATATCCAAAAGGTTCTTCAGGAATCGTTGGTAGTATAGATGCTGGGTTTACTCAGTTCTCTAACAGACCTATCATTTTGAGAGACAGATACCAAGTTAATGGTTCTGACACTGCTCAAATCGGTTGGGTTGAGGTTACTACTGAAAACGGTGCTTCTGGTTACCTTTGGTATATGAAATCTGAACACGAAGCTAGATTAAGATTTGAAGACTACCTAGAAATGTCTATGTTAGAAGCTGAACAAGTAGCTTCTGGTTCTGCAATTTCTGGTGTTCAAGGTACTGAAGGTCTTTTCGCGGCTGTTGAATCAAGAGGTTTAGTATTTACTGGAACTGATTTTGACGTACAAACTGGATATAACTCTGCTGGAGTTGCTACAGCTTATGTCGTTAATGCTGGTTTAAGTGAGTTTGATACTATTCTTAATGAATTAGACAAGCAAGGTGCTATTGAAGAGAACATGATGTTCTTAGATAGAAACACTTCTTTAGAAATTGATAACATGTTAGCGTCTGTAAATTCACACGTTGCTGGTGGTGCTTCTTATGGAGTATTCAACAACGCAGAAGATATGGCGTTAAATTTAGGTTTCTCTGGTTTCAGAAGAGGTTCTTATGACTTCTACAAATCTGACTGGAAATACTTAAATGATTCAACAACTAGAGGAAACTTGGTTGATATTCAAGGATTATTAGTACCAGCTGGTACTTCTACTGTATACGATCAGTCTATGGGTAAAAATATCTCTAGACCTTTCTTACACATTAGATATAGATCTTCTGAAGCTGATGACAGAAAAATGAAATCTTGGATCACTGGATCTGTAGGTGGAAATTACACGTCAGATGCTGATGAAATGGTAGTTAACTTTTTATCAGAAAGATGTTTATGCGTTCAAGCAGCAAACAACTTTGTGTTATTTAAAGCTTAATTACTGAATATTATTAAGGTAAGGGCGCTTCGGCGCCCAATACCTTATTTTTTAAACTTTTATATTATATTATATTATGAACAAATACAAGGACAAGTTGTATGAGTTGCAAGGCAACAATACACCTATTATGAATAGAATACCATCAAGACACACTAGAAAAAATCCTTTAATGTGGTTTGATGAAGAAAAAGGTTATGAAAGAGAACTTAGATATGCTACAAACCAAAAATCACCGTTTGTTGATGAACAAACAGGTGTAGCTACACTAGGACACATAGCTTTTAGAAATGGTAAATTACACGTAGAAGGAAAACAACAAAACTTAATAAAGTTTTTAGAGTTGCATCCTTTAAACGGTAGGTTATTCAAAGAGTTTAACAAAGTTGAAATAGCTGAAGATCATTTAGATTTTCTAGAGTTCCAAGTAGATTCAATGAAATATGCTAAGGACATGGAAATAGAACACGCAGAAGCTATTTTAAGAGTTGAAATTGGTAGTGAAGTTAGTAAAATGACTACTAAAGAAATAAGAAGAGATCTTATTGTGATGGCTCAAAGAAACCCTAAGTTGTTTTTAGATTTAGTTAAAGATGACAATATTATGTTGAGAAACATAGGTATTAAAGCTACTGAAGCTAAAATACTAGCATTAAGCGAAGATCAAAGGGTATTTAAATGGGCATCAAATGGTAGAAAACTATTTGAAGTACCTATGGACGAACATCCTTATTCAGCGTTAGCCGCTTGGTTTAAAACTGATGAAGGTATGGAGGTCTTTAAAACGATTGAAAAAAGATTAAATTAATAATCACTTTATAGAGTAGTCATCTCTATGGGGTGACTACTACTATAAATAATAAAATATGGTAAATATAAATACAGTATATCAAAGGGTGTTAACCATTGCTAATAAAGAGCAAAGAGGATATATAACTCCAGCGGAGTTCAATGTACTTGCTAATCAAGCTCAGATGGATATATTTGAGCAATATTTCTACGATCTTAATCAGTTCGATAGAATAGGAAGCATAAATGAAACAATTTATTCAGACACTGTAGATATTTTACAAGAAAAAATAGATCACTTTGAAAAATATAGACAAGCCGTAGACATGAGTAATGGAGGTGGTGTAGGTATACTACCTGATTATTATCGCATGGGCGCTTTATATCATATATCAGATGGTAAATATTATGAAATTGAAAGCTTGTCACAAAATCAATTGCATTTATATGTTAATTCTCCACTAACAGCACCAACATCAAAAAGACCAATATACGCTAGATATTCAGGTGCAGGTGACAACCAACAAAATAGGGAACAAAGAATACAAATATACCCTACAACAATCACATCAAATGTACAGTGTAATTATATCGCTAGACCATCAACAGCAAGATGGGGTTTTACTATTGTAAATGATAAAGCGTTATATAATGCTAGCTCATCTTACACAACTCATTTTGAATTACACGAATCAGAAGAAACAGATTTAGTATTTAAAATATTAGCTTTAGCTGGTATAACTATAAAAGATCAATTAGTAGCTTCATATGGTGCACAAGAAGATGCTAAAAACATACAACAAGAAAAACAATAAGATATGCCATTATTTGAAGGAACACAACAACAATATTACGACAATAGTCAGAGTTTCACTGGTGATGGTTCAACAACTGCATTTACATTAACATTTAGCCCTTTACCTTCTAACGAAGCTGAGCTTAAAGTTTTTGTTGGTGGGTCACAAGTTGAAAATACAACATATTCATATAATAATTCAACTGGTGTTTTAACAATGACATCAGCACCTGCGCTTAATACTATATTGTTAGTTAAACAACTTAAGTTATCTGAAAAGCTAGGAAATTACCAATACATAGGTATAAATGATTTAATAACTAACTTTCAAATAAATTATGTTGGTGAAGGTAAAATAATAAAAAAACTAAAACTACCTGAGTTATCTTTTCATATACAAAGAGCTATAGCAGAATTAAGCTACGATACGTTAAGATCAGAAAAATCACAAGAAATAGAAATACCACCATCTTTAAAAATGATGCTACCACATGATTACGTAAATTATGTTAAAGTTTATTGGGTAGATAATGCCGGTATTGAAAGGATAATATATCCTGCTAGAAAATCAAGTAATCCATCAGCTATATTGCAACAAGAAAACTTTGATTATATATTTAATGGAGATCAAACGTTATTAGAATCATTAGATTCAAACCAGTGGATTAACTTTCAGAAAACAACAAGCAACGATACAACTGAAGAACTTAATAATGAACCAGATGCTGATGTTACGTTGGCCGAAGGTAGAAGATACGGTATAACACCTGAGCATGCTAACCATAATGGACTATACTATATAGATGATAGAACAGGTTATATACATTTTAGCGGAGGTATAGCCGGTAAAACAATTGTTTTAAAATATATAAGTGATAGTTTAGGTACAGAAGAAGAAATAAGAGTACATAAGTTTGCTGAAGAAGCTGTGTATAAGTTTGTAGCACACTCAGTATTAGCATCAAGAATAAACACACCTGAGTATATAATAAATAGATTTAAAAAAGAAAAATTTGCTGCTACAAGAAAAGCTAAAATAAGATTATCAAATTTAAAATTAGAGGAGTTAACTCAAACAATGAGAAACAAATCTAAAATAATAAAACACTAATATGCCAGAAATAAAGAGACAATTCGGACAAGGTGCTATGAATAAAGACCTTGACGAAAGGCTAGTTCCTAACGGTTCGTATAGAGACGCTTTGAATATCCAGGTTTCTAGTTCAGAAGCTAGTGATGTTGGGGCTGTACAAAATATTCTTGGTAATAGAAGACCTTATGGTAGTGCTCTTTCTAATTTAGGTAATAATGCTGAGTGTATCGGTGTTTACGCACATCCTAAAACAGAAATGATATACTGGTTTATAGCTAGTGACACTAAGTCATTAATACTAGAATACGATCAAACTCTAAACACAGTTAAACCAATATTAGTAGATACACAAAGTATTTTAAACTTTTCTACTAGATTTAAAATAACTGGTATAAACATAATAGATGATTTGATGTTTTGGACAGATGATAAAACTGAGCCAAAGAAAATAAATATAGTTACATGGAGAGGTTATAATAGCAGTAACACAAGCTACACTCACACTCAAATAAACTCTTCAAACTTTACAGAAGACCAAATTACTGTAATAAAAAAATCACCTTTAAAACCACCGACATTAACAATGTCAGACAGTGCTAGAACTGGTATAACTGAAACAGCTTTATTACAAAAGTCTTTTACAGATACCTCTGACCCGTTTGACCCGGTTGCTACAGGTGATTATGGTAATGTTACGTTTACTAGCTCACCAAACTATATAGTAGGTGATAAGCTTGAATTAACTTTGTTAGATGAAAGTGAAGATGAAAAAGTTATATTAAGTGTTACTCAAGTTATAAGTGCAAATACTTTTAAAGTTAACTTAGATGTTGTTCCTGAAGATGTAGAAGAAAATGTTCAAGACTGGAAAGTTAAACTAGTTGAATCAAAAGGTTTGTTTGAATTTAAATTTCCTCAATTTGCTTATAGATATAAATATGATGACAACGAATATTCAGCAATTGGGCCATATAGTCCTGTAGCTTTTATAGCTGGTGATTTTGATTATGCACCTAAAAAAGGTTTTAATAAAGGTATGGTTAATACTTTGAGATCTTTAAAAATAGGTGGTTTTGCTGAAGCTGCACCAAGTGGTGTTAAAGAAATAGAAATACTATATAAAGAAAGTTCTAACAATAATATATACACGGTACAAGGTATAAAAACAACAGATCCAGAATATACAGCTGGTACTAATGGTGAGGTTGAAATAACATCAGACGTTATATTTAAGGTTTTACCAGCGATACAAAGCTTAAGGCCTTATGATAATGTGCCTAGAAAAGCTAAAGCACAAGCTATGTCTGCTAACAGAATTATGTATGGTAATTATCTTGAAAACTTTGACGTAAAAGATAGTGGTGGTGCAGATATATCAGTTAAGTTTAATGTTTCTGTAATACAAAATCCTAATGAAGTTGTTGATGTTAGAACACCTAAACCTTCTATTAAATCATTAAGAACTTATCAAGTTGGTGTAGTATATAGAGATGAGTATGGTAGAGAGACACCAGTATTAACAGATCCTACAGGTTCTTTTACCTTAGATAAATCTTCAGCAATAAATTATAATGTTTTGAAGGTTAGTATAACAAGTCCAATACCTTCTTTTGCTCAATCATATAAATATTATGTAAAAGAATCATCTGATGAATATTACAATTTAGCAATGGATAGACATTATCCAGCTGAAGATGGTAATGTTTGGATAGCTTTTCCTTCAGCAGAAAGAAATAAAGTAACAGATGAAACTTTTTTAATATTAAAGAAAAAACACGATGCAAATGCTTTTGTTGAAGATGAAGCTAGATATAAAGTTATAGCTATATCAAATGAAGCACCTCCTTTTTTAAAGATAGACAGAGTATCTAAAGGTACACTTACAGCTGCAAATGTAGACGCTAGTACTGAGAATATATTTTTAGGTACAGGTTTTCCAACAAAAGATATGGGTTTTGTACATGTTTTAAAAAGTAAATGGACTAAGATATTTGGTGGTGGAGATGACGATGCTTCAGCAAATATATTACCAGTTCATCAATTATCTGATTTAGAGCTTAGAATTATAGGAAGCGGTAATCAAAGTAGGTTTTATGAAATTGCAAACATAAAATACTTTGCTTTATCTGGTAGTAACTCTTATTATGAAGTTGAATTAGAAGATAAATTTGATACTGATGATATAGATTTTACTGGTAACTTTAGCGCTACAGACGCTAGTTTATCATTAGAAATAGTACAAAAAACAGAAAAAACAGAACCAGAATTTGCTGGTAGATTTTTTACAAAAATAGAAAGAGATGGAGTTTTAGAAGATGCTATATTATCTCAAGAAAATCCTGATGACGTTAGGGTTATTGCTAATACTTTTATATACTCTAATGCGCCAGGCACAACTAGCCAAAATTACTGGAGAAATACAAACAAAGGAGTTTATCCAGGTGGTGGAGGTGAAAACGATTCAAACAAAGCTGAATGGTATCTTTGTAGAGCTCATTATAGACATTATGCAGATGCTGGTGGTACATTAAATGAAGGTGGTGTAAAAGAAAGAGGTGGTATAATACCAGGCGTTACAGAAGGAGGAACAGCACATAGTGTTCAAGGTGCAGGTGCACAATCAGGTAATGATTTTATGGAAATAGCATTTCATTGGTGGGGCGGATCTAATAGAAACTTTTGGCAAGGTGGTTGGTATAATTTTGAAACAGTACAAGCTCCTCAATATAAAAACTTAGTAAAAAATCTTGAAACAGTAAATGCTAAATTTAGGTTTTCAGATGATCCTGATGGTACTATGTATACAATTAAAGGTTGGAGAAGAAGTCATCAAGGAGCTTTTAAAGATGGTAAGATAGGTAGATGGGGTAGTATGAGGGTTTGTAGATGGACATTAAAGTTAGATAAAAATATAATTTGGGCACCACAAGATAATAATCATAATACAAAAGCAACTGCAACTAAACTAGAGTTTTTAGATGTTTATGCTGCTGGTGATGAAAATGGTTTCACAAGTGATAACCCTGCTATATTTGAAACAGAACCTAAAGGTGATTTACCTGATTTAAATTTATTTTATGAATCAAGTCAAGCTTTTAATAAATCTGTCCATGGTGCTGAGCAAACATTAGATTATTCAAACTGTTTTAGTTTTGCTAATGGTGTTGAGTCTGATAGAATAAGAGATGATTTTAATGCTAACAAAATGTCAAAAGGTATTAAAGCATCTACCGTTTTAGATACACCTTATGCAGAAGAAAGAAAAACAAATCAAGTTATATTTTCTGGTTTATATAACTCAATAAGTGGAACTAACAACACTAATCAGTTTATTCAAGCTGATGATATAACACAAAGCATTAACCCAGTTTATGGTTCAATACAATTAATGAGACATAGACACGGTGGTTTAGATGTATTATGTGAAGATAAGTGTTTTAAAATACCAACAAACAAAGATCTTTTATTTACAGCTGATGGTAGTAAACAAGTTACTGTATCATCAAAGGTATTAGGTGTACCAAATCCTTATACAGGTGAGTTTGGTATAAGCCAAAATCCAGAATCATATGCACAATATGGTTATAGAGCTTATTTTTCAGATAAAGCAAGAGGTGTAATTCTAAGATTATCTGCTGATGGTCTTGAACCAATATCACGTTATGGTATGTCTGACTACTTTAGAGACAATCTAGCGGCTTCTACAAACATAATTGGTAGTTATGATGATATTAAAAAAGAATATAACATTACATTAAATCATGATACCGCTTCGTTTAAAGAAACTACAAACGCTTGGTCTAGTAGAAAAAGTTTTTTACAAGAACAAGGTGTTAGTTTAAATAATAAATATTATACATTTAAAAATGCTGATCTATGGGTTCATGACAATGAAACAAGAAATAATTTTTATGGTGCTCAATATAACTCTAGTATTAAGTTTATATTTAATGATGCACCTGGTTCTATTAAATCATATAAAACATTAAATTATGAAGGTAGCCAAGCTAGAGTATTTAACGATTCATCAGATGTAGATAACAATGCATTTAATAAAGATGCAAAATCAGGTTGGTGGGCAGATAGTGTTGTTTCTGATTTACAAGATGGTCAAGTTAAAGATTTTCAAGATAAAGAAGGTAAATGGTTTAATTTTATACAAGGAACTGCTACAACATTAAGTAATCTTGATACAAATGAGTTTTCTGTTCAAGGTATAGGTTTACCAGATGGTGGTGTTTCTGGAACTGCAAACACATCAGTAGTATTAACAATAGAAGAAAATAACGATTAATATGGCATTAGTAAACTGTACAATAAATTCATCACAGGTAACTGTAGCTAAAGGATCGCAAATAGGAAGTGGTGTTGCTAATCAGGTATTAACTATAACACCAAATACTGGTTTTGTTTTAAGAGCATCTGATTTTACAGCTGCTTCACCTCCAACTGGAATATCAAGCATAGTTTTAGCAGACTCAGGAACTCCTTACGCTTCTAATAATACTGTAACGGTAACTTGTGATCTTACAGACACAGGTTCTTATTCTGTTAATACTAGTTTCGTTATAGACATAGATGGTTCAGCTATATTAGATCAAGACCAACCAAAAACATTAGCTGGCGCAGTTACTACAACAGCCACTAACGCTAGTGGAGCTGCATCAGGTGTTGCTTATACAGCTACTGATACAACGGGTGTTACAAAAGATTTGTTTACTAAAACAGTAACAGCTAACACAAATTTCTTTTTTAGCACAGAGCCTACAATATCTGTAACAACTGGTAATATTCAAAACTATACAATTACATCTACTACAAGTAATGATGGTAGTGGTAATTTAAATAGTAAAACTTTCAATGTAGACGGTATAATACCTTTAGAAAATGATTTAAGCGATGTAATAGCAATATCTGCAGTAGCAGTAGCAGTTCCAACGGTAACTAATAATATAAAGAGTTACAGTTTTGATACTTCAGCTGTTAGATATACTTTAGAAAAAAGAACATTTAAAGCTTATGGTGATGTTGGTGCTAAATACAAGTTATCAGTAACAAGAACAGGTGATAGTCATACATATAACTTTACAACTAAAGATTTTACAAGCTCTGCAACAGATAGTGGGGAACAAACTATATCAAGTAGCGGTTTTAATGAAATAGAGTTTACGTTTCCTACTGTATCGGCTGATGTTACTTATACGTTTACATTAACCGCTGTTTCACCAACAACATTAGCTTTAACACAAACGCATCCTTTTACAGTGGCTAGAGTTGGTAATAAAAGTATAACAGTAAATGCAACCTCTACAGCAAGAGGTACTTTTCAAAGTAAAACAATAACATATACTAACTATGCTGGCACGGCTATAACACAAAGTGGTAGTGCTAACGCAACTTTTGGTTTTGCTGGTACTGAAAACAACGACAATAATGAAGCTGAGTTTAATTTTAGTATAGTTATTGATGACGATCAACAATTTGTTTTTAAAGCCCCTAATGCCTCTGCAAACACTATAACACTAAGTGATAGTAATTTTAGTACAACACCATCAGATGCAACTGCAGCAACTATTGCAGAAGGTGCTTTAACAGCTACAAGGTCAGCTGATAGTGGTAGTAATGCTAATCAATTATTGACACTTACTGGAACTGATTGGTATGGTTGGAAAATAGGTACAGCAAATACTATTATAAATGTAAATGTAGATACGTTTGTACAAGATCCAAACACTGCACCTGTAGCTAATACAGTAAGTATATCGGTTAACAAAGGTGCTGGTACTCTTGCAACATTAAACGCTACTGATGCTGATAGTGATAGTTTAACATATACCATAGTATCTGTCCCAAGTCAAGGTTCTTTATTTACTGACTCTGGTAAAGGTACTGCTGTAAACGCTGGTACTACTTTAGCTGCAGCAACAGTATATTATGAGCATAACAACTCAACTAACCTTTCAGATTCGTTTACTTATAAAGCTAATGACGGTACAGAAGATAGTAATACAGCTACTGTTAATGCTACCGTAGGTGTTAGCGCTGGCTCTTCTCTATCAACAAGTGGTGATGCTGGTGTTTACATAGTACCTATAGTAGTTGGTACATCTGCTGGAACGCTTAGAGTTCACTGTGATGCTATTAGTGTTCCTGATAGATTTGAATTATTATTTGCTACAGGAGATCCAAGTGTAGGTAATCCAAATGTTCACACTGATAGTAGTATACTTACTGTATCAAACTCTAGGTTTGTTGGTGATGGAGTTAATAGTACCACACCAGCTAACGGAACAACAAGTGGTTTAAATAAATATGAATATGTAGGATCTGGTGGTAATGCTACTGGTTCTGGTGAACCTGGTGCTGCTTGGAATAAAACAGGTAGTGCTAACCAAAGTATAACAATTGCAGATACAGATGTAGTTAGTGATTCAGGACAAAGAACTGATTTAACTCCAAATGGTCCAGCTAGAAACAGCGCATCCGCAAGTCAGTTTGGTTTACAGAATAAAGTAATAACTAACGGTAGTGGAGGTACTGCTCTTGGTTTAGATTATCACGATGGTAATGTTGCTATGAGATTTACAAAAGCAACTACAACAAATGCTTATGTAGCTTTCGTAAAAGTAACAGGTGTTGATTCAAGTACAGCTTGGAATATACACGCAACATCATTTGATAGTTTAACTAGTTTCCAATCATCAACAGTACAAACCAACGCTAACGTTTGTACAGCTTCATTAGGTGAAACATATTACCACAATGGAACTAATACGTTACCTGTTGTTGGTGATCACGTATATGCAAACGTAAACGCTTCAGCTCATTTAGGTACAGGATTCTATAAACTTAACAATAACACTAAGATGAACGTATCTGCTAACGGTTTAGTATATCAAATATCATCTTGTTAAAATAAATAAATATGCCAAACTTAACTTTAACATTTACCATAGATATAAATGAGTTAGTACAAGTAGGTGATACTTTGTATTATGCTAATACAGCTAATCATACTTTAGCTAATGGTGAAGCACAGCCATTTAGTAGTACTATAGTTGAAATAGGTGCTATAACAGCAATAGACTATAGCGCTAACACAATAACAGCAACTATAGCTAATACCACACCTTTACCAACATCATCAAGTTTTATACTGTTTGGTAAAGATAATAGAGCTAATATGGCTAGTTTGTTAGGTTATTATGCTGAAGTTGAGTTTATAAACAACTCTACATCTAAAGCTGAGCTATTTAGTGTTGGATCAGAAGTATTTGAAAGTAGTAAATAATGTGTAATTATAATAGAAACAATTAAGATGAAAAAAAGAATTGGTGAATCACCATTAAAATTCGCACCTATTGCAGCTAGTATGGCCGGTGGATTAGTAAAAGCTGGTCTTGGTTTGATAGGTGGAGGTAAAAGAAAAGCAGAATTAGCTAGAGCTCAAAGAGCATATGATATGCAGAAGCAAAGATATGAAAATATGGATACTTCTAATCCATATGCAAATATGGAAAATGTATATGAAGATGCTACGGTTAATACTCAGCAAGCTGA